TCTTATCATAGAGGAATCTAATGGTAAGAAAAATCATTACATCGAAGGTGTCTTCCTTCAAGCGGAACTTAAGAACCGTAACAATAGGGTCTATCCTATGAACGTTCTTGAGCGCGAAGTGAATAAGTATGTCACTGAGCACGTACAAGCTAATCGTGCTGTTGGTGAACTAGGTCACCCAGATGGTCCCACCATTAATCTTGATCGCGTATCGCATCGCATCGTTTCTCTCAAGAGAGAAGGCAATAATTTTATTGGTAAAGCAAAGATCTTGAATACGCCTATGGGCAATATTGCAAGAAATCTTTTAGATGAAGGCGTAAAACTAGGCGTGTCATCTAGGGGTCTTGGTTCCGTTGACCGTCGTGAGAATACTTCTTACGTTAAAGACGACTTTATGTTAGCAACCGCTGCTGACATTGTTGCCGATCCTTCCGCACCTGATGCTTTCGTCAATGGAATTATGGAAGGTAAAGAATGGGTCTGGAATAACGGTGCCATTCACGAGTCAAAAGTTGCTAAATATCAGAAGTTCATTTCTGAGAGTGAGCGCCGCGAATTAGAAACGCGGAAACTCAGAGTGTTTCACGATTTCTTGAACACTCTTTAATTTATAAATAAATCTAGACATACAACAGTATAAAAAGCTTAGAGGTTAACTCCCGATGTCCCAATTGATTAACGAAAAATTTGAGGAGATGGTTGCAGAAATGCAACTTCCCAGTAGCACTGTGCCTGGCTCGGAGCCCGCTGCACCATCCACTCAGTCGAAAACTGCAGTGAATGCCAAGGCAGAAGCTGGTGATCAAACTCCTGGAAAACTCGATCCATCCCTGGTGCCTGGTCAGGCAATTCAGGATCTAGGTGGTCCTACCCCCACTAACAATAAGTCTACTGACGATAGCAACAAACTCAAGGACAATGCAACCTTGGGTGCTGCTAAAGATGGTCAGACACGTAGTGACGGTACTGATCTGCCAGACGGTTCTGAACCAAAACTGGATCAGGGAATTGCCTATGGCACCCGTCGTGAGGACATCGAAGTTGACCTCAGTGCTGACGTTGCAGCACTCGCAGAAGGCGAACAACTGTCTGAGAAGTTTCTCTCAAAAGCAGCAACCATCTTTGAAGCAGCAGTTAAAACAAAGATTGGTTCTATTGTAGAGGAACTGGAAGCACAGTACAACACCAAGCTTGCCGAGGAAGTCGAAAAAGTTCGTGCTTCCTTGGCAGAAGAAGTCGATGGTATGCTTAAGTATACTTCCGAGCGTTGGCTCGAAGAGAACCAAGTTGCTATCGACAATGGTTTGAAGGTGGAACTCACCGAGTCCTTTATTGGTGGACTCAAGTCCCTCTTCGATGACCATTATATTGATGTGCCTGAGGGCAAAGAAGATGTTCTTGAATCAATGAACGTCTCCCTTCGTGAAATGGAAGATCGCCTCAACGAACAAATTGACGCGAATGTGAAACTGTCTAATCGCATCTCTGAATTCTCTCGTGAAGGCATTGTTGCCGAAATGAGTGAAGGTCTCACCGACACCCAGAAAGAAAAATTTGCTGCCCTCGCGGAAGCTGTTTCTTTCAAGGACGAAGAGACATATAGAGAAAAACTCAACACCATCAAAGGTTCTTACTTCTCTGAAGGCAAGTCTATTGCCACTGAGCAAACTGAGACACCTGTCGAAGGTTTGACTGAGAGCTTCGCTAACCCCGCTATGGCGGCGTATGTGAAAGCACTCGGCAAAAAGTGATTCATTAAATTATAAAAAACGTTAACTCAAATTTCCCAAACAAATGGATACCCATCAGTTGCAGGAAAAGTGGGCACCTGTTCTTGACCACGGCGATCACAGTCCTATTAAGGATGGTCACCGTCGTCAAGTCACTGCTCAACTCCTCGAAAACCAAGAGCGCTGCCTTAACGAGTCTGCTCTCCTAAACGAAGCCGCACCTATCAACTCAGTTGGTGCTGACGGTCTTAAAAATTCTCACGGTTCCTCAGGTCTGGCTGGATTCGATCCAATCCTGATCAGCTTGATGCGCCGCGCAATGCCTAACCTCGTCGCATATGACGTGTGTGGCGTTCAACCAATGAGCGGTCCTACTGGACTCATCTTCGCAATGAAGTCCCACTACAACGATCGTAGTGGCGCTGAAGCATTGTTCAACGAGCCTAACCCTGGTTTCTCTGCCGAGGGTGGCAGCGGTTACGATCCTACCGCTGGTTACGTTGGTCCTGGTAACGGTGGCGATGGTTCTAACCAAGCTGCTTCTGCTAACAACGACGCTGAAGGCGACAACCCCGCTATCCTCAATGATAGCACCACGTACGCTTCTGGCGACGTGCGTTACGAGAACGCTCAAGGCGCTTCACGTGACTACCTGGAAGCACTGGGAACCTCTGGTTCACCTGACTTCCGCGAGATGGCATTCAGCATCGACAAGGTGTCTGTTACCGCCAAATCACGCGCTCTGAAAGCAGAGTACACCCTTGAGCTTGCTCAAGACCTTAAGGCAATCCACGGTCTGGATGCTGAAACGGAACTCGCCAACATCCTCTCTTCTGAGATCTTGGCTGAGATCAACCGTGAAGTGATCCGTACTGTGTATATGCAGGCAAAGGTCGGTGCTCAGAACAACGTTGCTAACGCTGGCATCTTCAACCTTGACACTGATTCCAACGGACGTTGGAGTGTTGAGAAGTTCAAAGGTCTGATCTATCAGATCGAGCGTGACGCCAACGCTATTGCACAGCAAACTCGTAGAGGGAAGGGCAACTTCATCCTCTGCTCTGCTGATGTTGCTTCCGCTCTGAATATGGCTGGCGTGCTGGATTACACCCCTGCACTGTCAACCAACGGTCTCCCCGATGACACTGGTAACACCTTCGTTGGTACTCTCAACGGTGGCGTGAAAGTGTATGTGGATCCTTATTCTGCAAACCTGGCTAACGACCACTACTACGTGGCTGGTTACAAGGGTAGCAGTGCATATGACGCAGGACTCTTCTACTGCCCATATGTGCCCCTCCAGATGGTCCGCGCTGTGGATCAGGGATCCTTCCAACCCAAGATTGGCTTCAAGACCCGCTACGGTATGGTCGCCAACCCCTTCGTGTTCAAAGCAGACGGTTCTGCTGTGGGCGAAGATCTTCTTGGTACGAACGGCAAGGGACGCAACCAGTACTACAGACGTGTACTTGTTCGCAACCTTATGTGATCCAGGATGTTGCGGGGCAGGTTGCCCCGACTGTCCTTTCAGACCTCCCTCACGGGGGGTCTTTTTTTATGTAAATAATTATCTATATCAGGCATCCCTGACATAAATACTACAGATAACGAGTTAAACTTATGAGATGAAACCTACTTCATTATGACGTACTAAAAAGGTAACTTATGCATAACATTATTTCACGTGGTCAGCTAGACGAATGGAAGCATTTTGCATCTACAATCAGTCTGGCAGATATCAAAGATGAAAACGTAGAGGTACTAAATGATTACTTTGAATGTTTAATTGAATGCGCAGGAGACACGCCGCATTGCAAACGAATATGTAGGGAAATTCTAACGTAACTTATGGACCCGTGCAGGGTCCTTTTTTATGAGTATAATTATTATGGGTCTTATTATATCCCTATGCTCACCCTCTCGAATTTCTTCTCACCCGAAGGAGACCGTCACGCAATAGTGACTTACAACAGGAATGGATTTGAAGTCCTATGTACACAGACTCTAGAAAAAACTTTAGAGAAAAAAATATTTGATAGGGAGGTAGAAGCAGACGAGTTTGCTGAAAACTGGGTTCTGAATAAGTAACTAAATACAGTAGTAGTGACAGAGAATTGTTATGCCTGCCGATTGGCACGTCAAACAACTAGACAATAGAAACTATCTTTCACCTGTTGGGTTCAAGCTAAAACTTGATATCTTTCCTGGTGTTGATTTCTTATGTCAAAGCGCTTCAATCCCTGGCACAACAGCTCAAGTTACAGAATTTGATACTCCTCGCAGACCGCTAGCGGTACCCTCTGGAGGAGGAACCCGATTCGATGACCTAACACTCTCGTTCCTAATTGACGAAGATCTAAAAAATTATCTTTCGCTCTGGAACTGGATCACTAAAACTACAAACGCATACGAACCCGACACTGACGATGACGCAGTGTTCAGTACTGGTCAGCTTTTCGTGCTGACAAATAACTACAACGCTAACTTCGTTGTTAATTTTGACAGTTTGTTTCCCACGCAACTTTCTACGTTGCCTTTCAATGTGGGAGCATCTGATGTAGAATACTTAGTAGGCACAGTTACTTTTAAGTACGCCTTCTATGAATTCTTGAATATAGAATCCCGTAAGTATGAACCTTGACCAATTGAAGGAGATGTGGAAGAATGATTCCGCTGTCCTAGAAGGAAATGATGGTTACCCAGATTTTCTTAAAGCTTGTAATGAAACACCCTACCTACACTCTAAGTATCTAGAAATTTTTTGCGACACCAAGTCAAGATTAATTGACCAGGAGTTTGCATACAAATTTCAGTACAAAGATAAGTGGTTGTATTATAAAAAGAAGGCACCTGCTACAGCATACAAGGACGTGCCGTTCGATCTCAAGTTGACTACTAAAGACGAAGTAGAGATGTTTATTAATGCGGATCAAGACCTAGCAAAGGTCACCGCAAAGATAGAGTATTACAAAATGATCTTGTTCTTTTTAGAATCGGTTCTTAAACAAATCTCTACTCGTCAATATCAAATTAAAAATGCTATTGAGTGGGAGAAATTTAGAAGTGGCGGACATTAACCTCCAGAAAAAGAACGAAGTATATAACGTCATCACAGCGGAACCTCACGTTCATAGAGAGCTCTCCGAGTACTTTACTTTTGAGGTTCCCGAAGCAAAATTTATGCCTCTATACAGGAAGAAAGTATGGGACGGAAAGATCCGTCTATACTCTCCTGGCAATGGAGAAATATATGGCGGACTAACTGAACACCTGTTGCATTGGTGTAAAACAATGCGATACACCATCTCGTACGAAGATAATAAGTTCTTCGGTATGCCTGACGAGATGAACCAAGAGGTTAGTCTGTCTGGTGTTCGTACTTTTATGCAAGGCATTACTAAACTCGAACCTAGGATCTATCAGATCGAAGGTGTATACCAAGCTCTGAAATATAATCGTAAACTGCTGCTGTCCCCGACTGCCAGTGGTAAGTCTTTGATGGTCTATGGCATTGCCAGATACCACGTCGCTATGAAGCGCAAGGTCTTGCTGATTGTTCCTACCACAAGCTTGGTAGAACAGATGTACAAGGACTTTGAAGATTACGGTTGGAATGCTAGCAAGCATTGTCACAAGATTTACGCGGGTCAGGATAAGTATAAGGAGT